TTCGCGGCTTGTCTCATTTCCCAGTTGTCATCGGTAAGAATGCTGACAAGGCAAAGAAGGAAGTCCGTGACGTCGTCGAGCAACTCCAACAGAACGAAGTCTTCATCGCAGACTATCCAGAGATCGGCATTCCGTTTCAAGCGGTTGGAGCGTGGTCAAGTCGTGGAAGGATGCAGACCGTTGGCGGACGATCAACCAACATCGTCATCGGCCCTGAGTTCTTTGTTTTCCCGTCAATCGATCTGGATCAGTTATCAGGATGGCCGAAGGAGATCAAGCCCGCATCGAATGGGCAGGTGCTTTACTCGTTGGGTATCGACGGAGCGATTCGCGGGACGAAGTACCGAAGCCAACGTCCTACCCTTGCGATCATCGACGACATCGAGGATAGAGACGCGGCAGCGAGTGAAGCACAGGTAACAAAGAATACCGACATCATCGAGCAGGATATCGCCGGGCTAGGTCAGTCATCGGAGCGGATCCCCCGCGTTATGTTATGCACAATCCAAAACAGAAAGTGCATCGCGTACACGTACACCGACCCGAAGCGGAAACCATCTTGGCGAGGTAAGCGGTATCGAAAGTTAGTCAAAGCCCCTGACCGCATGGACTTGATCGAGAAGTACATCGACCTAAGACGCGGACGCAAGAACGAAGATCCCGATGCCCGCGAAGCCTTTGCGTTTTGGCGTGACAATCGAGAAGAGATTGAACGCGGCTCAGTCGTCTCGAATCAATGCTCATTCAGTCGTAAGACGCACGCTGACGGCGAGCCGATGGAACTGTCGGCGGTGCAAAGCTATTACAATCGCGTAGCAGACGTTGGAGCCAAAGCGGTATCTACAGAGATCGATAACGACCCACCAGAGGAAGCCGGGCCAATGGGGCTAGGCATTACTCCAGCCCTCGTCGAATCGCGTCTGTCTGGATTTGCACGAAGACAACTACCGGCTAACACGGTTGCACTTACGGCGGCGATTGACTTAGGCAAGTACAACTGCCATTGGGTTGTAGCGGCGTGGTGGCACGGAGCCGGCGGTGTTATCGTGGATTATGGTATTGCTCAGGTCTACGGAACGGACAAGAGCATGGATCACGAAGCATCCGAGCCTATGATTTACGACGCGTTGCTAAACTGGCGTGACGAATTGCTAAGTCGTGAATTCGTTGATGCAACAGGTACTCGACGGGCGGTCGACTTCTGCTTCGTCGATTCGGGTGCTTTCACGAATGCACCGTATAAGTTTGTCCGCGAAGTCGGCGGTATCTTTCACGCTTCAAAGGGACAGTTCCCGTACCATCGAAAGACGAAGTCTACGACGACTTGCATCGCGGGTGACAACTTGCACGCATCGAAGCTACCCAACGGCGGGTTATGGCTCTACGAGCTTGACACCTCGTATTGGAAGCAGTTCGTCCATGAGCGATTTATGACGCCGACATTCGACGAGTCCAACATGATTAGGCGTGGATCACTCTCACTATTCTCCCTCGACGAAAACCAAAGGCATAGCCAATACGCTCAGCATATCGCAGCGGAAGAGCTTGTAACGAAGTTTACCGAGGGCAAGGGGGCTAAGACTTACTGGAGCGTCAAGGACACGAACAACCATTGGCTAGACGCGACCTACATGGCAGCAGCAGCAGGCGAGGCGTGCGGTGTTAAACTAATAGCACCGTCAGAGATTGAGGTCCAGCCGAAGACGGTAAGCGGCGAGCCGAAGCAATCACAACCCAAGCCACAGCCGAAGCGATACCAGCATGGTAATCTAAAGACTCGGCAAGGCGGATGGATACCTAAGCGAAGGAGTTAAGATGGCAAAGAGCAAGAAGCAGATTCCAGCGGTTGAGCAATTGAGCGACGATCACCAAGCGGAAGCGGCTCAGGTTGTTGAGGATGCACCAAGACCAAGAGAGTTCACGCCAAGAGATTGCACGCTTTGCATTACGTCGCGTCCACCTCGACAGCAATTCAGTCGAGTCTATGCCAAGCGTGGAAAGATTCGATATTGCAAGTGCGGTTATTGCGGGAATACATGGTCGCAAGAAGGCGATTGATTTTCCGTCTCTTTACAATTGCAATTGTATTGCGATCTAGCAAGTAGCGATAGTCTTGCCATGCTAGGGACATGGCAACAGCAGCGAGTCTACTTGCACTCATTGACGCAGCAATCGAAGCCCTGCTTACAGGCGGGGCGTCTTCGTATTCGATTGGGTCACGCACGGTTACAAAGCTTGACCTAGGTACTCTACTCCAAGAGCGTCGGCAACTACAGCAGCAAGTTAACCGAGAGACTTCGAGCGGCGGTATCAGTCTTGCGAAAATGTCGAGGTCGCGTAGATGATTACTCGCATCATTGATAAAGCGATTGAGGCAGTAAGCCCGCTTCGAGCATTAAGACGAATGCAAGCCCGCAAGGTATTGCGATCCTATCTAGGGGCGGAGCCTTCGAGAGTATCGAGCGGACGCACGCCGAAGAATCAACCAGCGGACACCGAGCTACTCGGCCCGTTTGGAGCGGATCGGCTTCGAGCGTGGTCGCGGGAACTTGTGCGCAACAATGCCTACGCATGGGGCGTAGTAGATACCATCGTCTCGTCCGTAGTCGGATGCGGCATTAAGGCACAATCTGTCTTCGAGACTCCTGCAGGCGATGATATCGAAGAGATTAACGACCGACGCGATAGCGTGTGGTCGGAATGGTGCGAAGTCTGCGACATTAACGGGCAATACACCTTAGAGGAAATCCAATCCATCGCACAACGCGAAGTTGTTGAGGCTGGCGAAGTCCTCATCCGAAAGATTCGCACACCTGGAAGCGTGTATCGCGGCATCTATCGACCAGTGCCATTGGCGTTGGAGATCATCGAAGCAGACCGGCTAGCGGGTGACAAAGACAACTATGCATCAAGACTGACGGCCAACGGCGAAAACCGGATCATTCGCGGCGTCGAGGTTGACGACACGGGCAGGCCGGTTGCTTACTGGATCTATCCAGATCACCCATTGCAACCCTACTCCTACACAAGAGAGCCTGAGCGTGTACCAGCGTCGGAAATCATGCACCTGTTCCGGCGTGAGCGAGTGGGTCAGACACGGGGCGTATCGTGGTTTGCTCCAGTCGTCGCGGCTATTCGTGACTTGGGTACATACCTCGATAACGAACTACAAGCATCGGCGGTTGCGTCGTGCTTTACCGTTGCCATTAAGACCGAAACTCCCTTAGGCGATCTTGCAGACCCAGACGGCGGAAGCCCGGTCGATTCAGCGGGTAACAGGCAGAGTTACGTCGAGCCTGGAATGATATTGCAACTCAACCCAGGCGAAAGCGTCGAGGGTATTAACCCAGGCCGACCGGCAACCGGTGCGGAGCCTTGGATTGCTCTAATCCTCCGTCAGATTGCGGTCGGTACGGGCTTGTCTTACGAGACGGTTGCCCGTGACTACTCGCAAACTTCATACAGTTCGAGCCGAACGAGTCAACTCGAAGACCGAAGGCGGTTTCGATGCTGGCAGCAATACCTTATTCGGCATCTCCTTCAACCTACCTGGGATGCCTTCTTCGATGCGGCTTCAATCAGCGGCGTTCGAGGCTTCCCAACTCCGAGCGATGTTCTTGCCGACCGTCGCAAGGTAAGCCCGGTTGAGTGGCAAACTCCCGAATGGGAATGGGTCGATCCTCAGAGCGAACAGGCGGCAGCCAAGGATGCCATTGATTCCTTTATGAGCGACTACCAAACGGAACTTGGCAGTCGTGGTCGATCATGGCGAGCGGTGTTCTATCAACGCAAAAAAGAGCAAGACTTGAAGAAGAAACTGGGATTGCTTACGCCACAAGAACAGCAACTGGCAATCAGTGCGGCTCAATCGGCACCGGCTCAAGTATCGCAACCAGAGCAATCAGCAACCGGAAGCGGCGAGATGATGGGATTGTCAACGCTTCAGTTCAATCGAAATCGCAAGGCGATCTTGAAGACGCTTGACGACCTAGCGTCCAAGTCGATTAGCGAAGCGGCAGCGAGAGTATTTCTGTCGTCAATTGGGATGAGCCAAGCGAACGTCGACGCACTCATTACGGATGCGTCAGATGGAGCTATCGATACTCAAGTCGCAGAGGAAGTGCAATGAGCCTAGCCAAGCGAAACAAAGAGCGAAGAAAGAGAATCGAGCGTATCACAGCAATCCCAAAGATTCAGCGAGCATTCGCAGCACCTAAAGACGGTCGAGCAGTGATTGCAACCGAGACTCCGATTGAAATCTACGACGAACAACGCGGTCGCATGGTTCGCCAAGTATTGCTAATGGACGGCGTTCAGTTTCGCAACTCAAAGAATCAGTTGCCCATTGTCGACTCACACAACGATAGAACTGTCCGCAATGTCTTCGGATCAATACGTAACATCGAGATTCAGGACGGAGAACTAGTTGGCGATCCTTCATTCGCCTCCGACCCAGAGAGCCAGGTCGTAGCAACTCGATACCAAGAGGGGCATCTGAATGACTTCAGTATCGATGCGGTAATCCTCAATCGCATCTACATCCCTGAGGGGCAAGCATACACAACGAAACGTGGCGTTGTAGTTGAAGGGCCGGCGGAGATTGTTACCGCTTGGGAGCCTCACAACGCGTCGATCTGTGCAACGGGTGCAGATCCTAATTCCACGGTCAGACGGTCTTACGACCAAGCAGAAAGGCAGGAAGGCATGGATGAGCAATTGATGGCTCAACTCTCGTCTCTTGGTCTACCCGAAGGTATGACCGATCCAAACGAGATCATCAAGTGGATGGCCGATCACATGGCGAAACCAGAACTCGAAGTTGAGTTGATGGAAGGCATGGACAAGCCAACCGAAGAAGCGACTAGGGCAGAACACGAAATGCCCAAGGAGCCCGAAGCGGTTCGCAGCGAAGACAAAGTCGAAAGCGAAGTTGCTAGACAACTGAAAGCAATCGACGAGCGAAAGAAATCGATTTACGCAGCGGCCAAACTAGCGAAGGTTGAGCGTACCTTTGCTGACGAGTTGGTTGACTCCGGTTGTTCACTGGAAGACGCTCAGCAAAGGATTATTCGACAGATGGCTAATCAACCAATTGGCAGCAGCGTCACGGTTACTGAATCGGAACACGACAAGTTTGAACAAGCCGCTAAGGCTGGCTTGGTTCAACGTTGCTTCCAAGGGAACATCCAACGCACCAAGGCACCGACTGCCCAAGGCGATGCTGAGTTTCGCAATGTCGGACTGTACCGACTTGCCGAAGAATGCGTACGTCGAATGGGCATCGACCCATTGAAGCACACCAAGGGCGACGTAGCACGAATGGCGATGGGTCACGCCGGGACGTTTAATCGTCTCAAGGTTCGCCGATCCGATGCGTATCACACGACCGGAAGCTTCCAGAACATCCTCTCAGACGCGGTTAACAAGACTCTCCGAGCGGCTTACGACGAGGCCCCATTCACTTGGGCTCTGTGGGTTCGGCAAGCGGCTAGCGTGGATGACTTCAAGCAGATCAACCGGACGCAACTCTCCGAGTATCCAAACTTGGAAATGGTACCAGAGGGCAAGGCTTACCCTGAAAAGGGCTTGAGCGATCAGAAGAAGTCGTACAAGGTCGACAAGTTCGGTGCTGAATTCACCGTGACTTGGGAGACCGTTATCAACGACGACCTCGATGCACTCTCTCGCATCCCTGCAATGCAAGGGCAAGCGGCTCGACGAACTCAAGAGCGTCTCGTTTACGACACGTTCTTGAGCAATCCTGTTATGCCTGATGGTTTGGCGTTGTTCTCTGCTTCGCACGCAAGCGGATCGAACGTTACCGCAGTCAGCCCAGCGGCTCCAAGCGAAACCACTCTCGACGAAGCATTCGAGTTGATGAGCAAGCAAAAGGGCCTCGGCGGATCGGTATTGAACCTATCGCCTAAGGTGTTGTTGGTTCCTCAGAAGTACGCAGCGACAGCATCTCGGATTGTCAACAGCCAATCTTTTGCACAGTCGAACGGAAACGAGGGAGTAACCAGCCTCTACGGCATCAACGGAACTCGACCGCTGACCGTTGTTGCTACTGCCTTGCTCGATGCGAACAGCTCCACGAACTGGTACGCAATCGCTGATAACTCGCAAGTCGACACAATGGAACTGACCTTCCTTAGTGGCGAAGAAGCCCCAGTGCTGGAAAACGACTGGGATATG